GCTCAGATAAAAAAGAATAACAGGCGGCAAGCCCCAAGCAACAAGCATCAAGCTTCAAGCCGCAAGCCTCAAGCTCCAAGATTCTTGAACCACGGAACAATTGAAAACGATTAGTGGCTCTTGGACCGAGGGCCTGGATCATGATGAATGTATTCTTTGGGTGCTTAATATGAAACGCAATTTGGAACGGACTAAATAGTATTTTTTTACCCTTGGTTACTTTTAACTCTATTGTAAAAAAGTGCCCGTTATTATTACAGACCAGTAAATCAGGAGTGCCAAGTAAGCTAAGGTTTTCAAGCCTAGTAAACGAAAAATTACTCCACTCTTTAGTAAGTTTTTTATATAATTTAGACTCTGGTCCCACTTATTTTTTAGGGGTAACAACGTCATTCTTTTTGCTCTTCAACGACGCTAACATTCCTACTAATGTTGCCACTTCACCATATGGTCTTGTCCACATGTATTGCAACAATTGCTTTCTTTGTTCTTCTGTCAATTCAAACATATATTCTCCTTTCTATAAAATTATTTTAGATTTGTTTTGAGGAACTGTTTTTAGTACAACTCGTATACCTTCTTTAGCTCCTATTAAAGTATTTTCATGTGCTTCAATCTTTTGTATTTCTGCTAGTCTGTTATTACCTAAATCAACATAAACTTTAGCATACATAATAGCGTTGCCTTTACCTTCAACTTTACCCATGCCCTTGTTAAACTTGTCTGTAAAATTTCCTAACACTTGTTGTAAATCTCTAACTAGCATTATAATAATCTGATCTTTCTTGTTTTAAATCTTTTATCTCTTGCTCTAATTTGTTTATCTTAACTATTTGATCTGCAAGTTCTGTTTTGTATTGTGTGTTCATAGATAATAAATCACGTATATTGTTACGTAACTTATTTATTATGTCGTCTGTTTGTGCTTGTTTAAAATTTATCACTGTCTCGTTTTCGTATGTTTTATCTTCATCTTTCATATATTGACAATATAACGATGTTACCCTAAAATGTCAACTATGGGTGTACCAAAAAGATTAACAGAAATGCAAAAAAGATTTGCAGAATATTTAGTATTTAACGAAGGACGTACTACTGGCGCAGATGCAGCCATAGCTGCCGGCTACAGCGAGAAGCGTGCTAGAGTTGAAGCATCAGAATTACAAAATCCAAAACTATCACCACTTGTCGTACAATACATAGGAGCATTACGAGAAGAAAATCTTAAAAAGTATGAAGTATCTTATGACAAGCACGTTGCAGAATTAGGTAAGATTAGAGAAGCTGCTTTGAAGAAAGGTGCTTTTTCTGCTGCGACCAACGCCGAAAAGAACAGAGGTATGGCAGCAGGATTATATATAGACCGTAAGATAATAAAAACAGGTAAATTAGAGGAATTATCAGAGGAAGAGTTAGAAGCAAAAATGAAAAAAATATTAGATGACTACGCTCCAATTTTAAATGCAAAGGTTGTTGAGGCATTACCAGAAGAAGTTACTGAATCTTCGTCACCTTCCGAACCCAAGGAATCGGAATCATCGTCCGATCACCAAAAGTAATACCATCATCATCTTTATCGTAAGAAGCAAATAACTTTATAGAATTTTTATCTTTTGAGTATAACCAACCTTCATTAATTGGTTTAGCAAATTTCATTCTATCAAATTCTTTATCGGTAGCCCAGCCCGAGTCACTGACACAATCAATCCACTCCACTCGGACTCTCGGATAAGGTATATCGGGAGCACTTTCAGTTGCTATTCTTTTTCTTCTCTTCCTAGGCATAGATGTATATGTATGTCAAAAGTTTTAAAAAAACAATGAAAATGAAAAGCCTCGCGTGCTGGCAAACCTAGCATTTTGCCATAGGTAGACAAAATAATCTGTCACCTTAGACATAAAGTGTCTACCCTAGTGTCTACCCTAAAGTCAATAAAATCAACACTTCTAGACCAAAGTGACAGAATGACATTATTTCTAGAGTAGTTTTTTATTTTTTTTTTATTTTTTTTCCCATACATATACATTGTCTATAATACTGACTTATTTGCCACATTTTTGTCATAATGTAGCTCCATTACTGCCATCTTATCCTCAGCTTCTGCAATTTTTTGTAATAGTTTGTCAACCTCGCCTGTAATATCAGGATGTTCGGGTATGATTAGTTCCTGTTCGCTGTAACATTTAATTTTATACAATGCGTCCTGTATCTCAGCTTTGTATCTGCAGTTTAGAACGTTTCTAAGTTTATCGTTCATTCCACCTCCTTGTCTTAATGTTGCCATCTTCGTCGATGTACATTATCCATGACTTTTTACCATCAAAGTAATAGCCATGTAATTTCCATTTTTTACGCGCCATCAAATTCCTCCTTTACATATCTTTTTAGTTCTTTGTCCTGTATATTATCTGGTATTTTATTTTTATAAAATATCTCGTAGCTGTCGCTACCATACTTACCAATACCAAATAATTCTGTTGCATTTTTACCATCCCAATTAATAAAATCACAAGACATCCTCCATATTCTGTTTGCCCTAACATTTTTCATACCTAGATCTTTCAACATCTCGGCAATAGTGTCCTTGTCTGATAGTAATAATTTCCATGCATTAGGAAACTTTTCAAAGAATTTTGGTAATACCTTTTTTACTTTTTTACGTCCTGTCTGGTTAAGACAGATTACACCAACCATGTGTTGCCACTTACTACCTACCTGTTGTTGTACCATTAAATCATCTCTCATATCACGCTCCGTTAAAAAAATCTTCTGGGTTCATTTTTACGTTTGCTTTCTCTTTTTCATCATGTTTTAGGTCATGATACCTGTCCAATCTTTCTAAAAACCTATGTTTCCAGGCTTTTAAATCAGATCCCTCTGTCTTGAACTCTTGATAATATAGGTCAGGCGTGCATACCATGATAACTCCTTGTTGTATGTTGGAGCCGTAGACGTAGTCATGTGCCATGGCGTACGCTGCGATCTGCAGATAATAATCTTCGATCCATTCTTTCTTCTTCGGACGGTTGGCCTGCTTGAAGTCAACAATAGTTTCCATACCATTATGTAAGCAAACCAAATCTGTGCTGCCTGCGTACAAGCCCGGATAATGTAATGTAACTTCCGAACCATACCATTCTTCCACAGGTGCAAGACCGATCTCAATAATTTTTTTGGCCATGGGACTCGCCTCTTGTCCGATCTTTGTAAGATCATCGTAGCCAGTTCCGAGGATATAGTGCTCCAGGAATTTGTGCATAGATGTCCCCCGACTACTACTATGGTTTTTAATTCTGTCTGCTTCTGCTTCACCGACTTTGGCCTTCCATTCTTTTATGAATTGTTGATTTTTTGTAGCGCCTAATATCGTAGTCACACTAGGAAGTCTATAGTTATTTATTTCATAAACCCTGGTCCCTGATTCGTGGTCCGTGATCTGTTTCCCATTGATATAATTGTATTTTTCACTCTTCGGTATAGGCTTACCAATGTTGTGATATTCCTCTAAGTCCTTTTCACTCATCGTCATAATTTCTTCTTTAACTCCTTAACATACTCTTCATTCTCCTTTTGACGTCTACTCTCTAAAATCTTAGCATGTTTTCTCCAGGCCCATGCATTCAATGCACCTGCGTATTTCATGATTATATGTAATCCTTCGTATATTATTTTATCAAACATTTTCTGTCATCCATTGTTTATACCATTTTATATCAACTACATTAGTGGTATCAGTTTCTTTATATTTTTTAACTTTTTTATCTCGTTTACTTGGCATTGCATCCAATACCTCTTTAGTATCTAAATCTACAAAAATTAATTGTACATCTAATTCTTTCTGTTTTTTAGTGGGAGTTCTATTTACTTTCCAACCATTTTTAGTACGCAGACTCAATGCTTTAACGTCAACTAATATGACATCACCCATGCCATCTTCGTCAATCAATACTAGATCTACCGGACCATGCGAGGACATGTTACGATGCACTGAATATCCTAAGTTAATAAAATACTCAGCAGCAATCAACTCGGCACGATCACCTTTTCTATGTTTACTGTGAGCCATCAAACGCCCGCTTTCCGTGCACGTACTAACGGGTCGCCAAAGGCTCGAATACTCAGGGTATGTTTTACCAATCCCGATATGTAACCTCCAGAGGTGTTTAGCGCGTAGCATTTTTTTTCACCTGGAGCTCGTCCTTTTCTATATTGTAAAATTTTATTTAGCATCATGTGTTATAAT